TGGCTATAAAAGGTCAACAATTTGAAGGCACTGGTACTACAGTACAAGTCGGTGGTATGAGTGGTGGATTAACAAGCACAAATGCTATTGCAGTTAGTGGTATAATTGAAGTAGCAGAAGTTACAGGTGCAGGAGTATGGGTAGCATTTGGTGCAAGTGGTATGTTAGCACCATCAGCAGACGACGCTAACGCTTATTTTATTCCACCATATGGCGTAACCAGGCCACTTGTTGTTTCATCTGATTATACTCACATTCGTAGTA